CAGGTGTTTACTTTTTTATAAAGCGTTCTCTCGCTTTGAGCTACAATTAGCTCGGGGGCGTGGCTATGGGCACAATTATTCTTGGACAGCCAACCCATCTCAAGAATGTGAAATCTTCTCCTGCAGCTGAAAATTCATAGATTCCAGCATTAGATGCTATAACTTGATTCGTCTGATTCAATCCAACAAGGTATCTCCGGGAGGCATATGATTCTAGATTAGACGAACCCTGATAAGGATCTGTAGCCATTGAAAAGGAGAATAAATTATTTGAATAATAAGGCAATTCAAACTCTACTCCTCCATTCGTAAAGGGAAGAAACATTGTGGAGCCAGCGGCAACATATCTTGCCAAGTAACTAGGAGTGAAACTCAGAGCTGGACTGCTCGTCAATTCTAACCCATTTGTTCGCACAAATATTGAATCTTGGTATCCTGGCTGACCTACCATTGACAATAAAACGCGCTTCCTCATACCACCTCGCTGCCCCAGAAAACAAGGTCTCAAGAGATAATATAATCCATTCAAATCTGCTCCATTTGTTGACACCCCAGGAAAAATCGGGAAAATCGCCTGCAAAGCATTCTGGGACTGACCAGTATCTGTAATTTCGAGAGTATAGTTAGCAGTAACAAAAAATCTCTTCAAAAATGATCTCAAGCTAATAGGTTGCTCTCCAAAATGATCCTCAGAAATTCCTCTCAACACAGATGATGACTCATTCAAATCCATGACGGTAACATCTTTGTCACTTCTACTTTCTGCAACAGGAATTTTTTCTTCCTTATCCTCTAACAGGCTGCCAGGGTGATCTGGTCCGGTAAAATTGGTAGTCAATGGAATTGTATCTGGAGTGAACTGGTTAAACATCATGTCAGAGGATCTGGTCCATACATTGATAACGATCGGAGAAGTGGAATCTGGCGTCTGTAATAAAGTAAGAGGACTGATATATATGGCTCCATTAAAACACTCTGGATCAAGAGCCATTGAATTAAAGTTCTCTCCTTGAGTATAGTACCAGCTATCCACATGTGGAACTCTTGCCCATGATCTTCTGTAATTCCAGTGCACTGTAAATTCAACATCCGTTGTCTCTTGAATATCAACAATCTTAATATACTGTCGATTCAAGCTCTGACTCGTGACTGGGCATAATCTAATGTTAGGTTCATAAGCAATCAGAAACTTTCCTCTTATAAAGCTATTTGAGCAAACCTCAATACGATATGTAATTGATCCTCTCCAATATCCAAAACACGTCGACACCAATCCCATTGGAGACGGAACTCCAGTTCCGACATCAGAAGTACTAGGCACTATGTCACAAGTAGATGGACAAACACCCGCAGTCCACAAGGGAACTAAGATTGGGGATGAAGGAGACCAGAGAAACTGTTCAACAAGCGATTCCTTTGCACACAAATGACTAATATCCAGTTCATCCTCTAAAACTCCTACGCATGATCCGTCAACTCTCAGTTCCTGTTTTGGATCAAAGGTCAACCTATGTCCCGTATCTCTTCCTATCGTAACACTAGGATTTTGAAATGGTTCCATTCTAACTCGTGAAGCATCAACAGGCACTGTAGGATATGACCACCCAAAAAGGGATGACATTTGTGAGATGCCACTAAAGACCATCTGACTCGCCTTAGCATATGGGCCAATCACTGGCACAGAAGTTAACTTTGCCATCACACTGGCCGCATTTGATGACATTCTCTCAACAGGACCTCTTGTAAACTCTGATTCAGCCAAAGGCATTGTAGTTGAAGTAATGGGACCCAATTCAACATTTTCCATCCAAGCATACACATAAACGTACGGGGGTGAGCTCGACGCTGCTGTTGTTCTAAAATAAACCAGAGAAGACATATTCAATTGTCCAAGCTCTGAAAAATCAGTAAAATCAGAAGCAGCTGCTGTTGGCGTCCAATCATTGTTACATAGTCTTCCTGAAGGTTGTGGAGATATAAATGGAATTCTCAATGTTAAAGGCTTGTTCTCCTTAGGGTCCATAGTTTTTGTTCCTATCATGGATGATACATATCTCAGCATCTGTGATCTTGTCATGCCTGATATCCACGTGGCATTGAAAGAACTGAAGGGAACATAACTCACTATCATTCTACCATAGTCAAAAGGGTTACCTGCTATCTCTATTCTGACACACAGATCAGCCTTCAGCAAGAGATAATTCCTCAATTTTGCTCTAACAGAAGCATCCTTCAAATAAACGTTCCAAGGATTAAACTGCACATCAAAGTCCTCTCCAAATGCAGTGGCAAAAGCTGATATCTGAACTGGACGTTCAAAAAATTCAGATGGTGCGTGCAAAGTTCGAGTAATAAGGGGAATCGGTATCTCCCTTCCATAATTTGATACGGTTGCTTCTTGACCTATGATATCTGTAAACGTTTCAGTTTTCTCCACTAATCCCATGTCAACCGCCTCACTCTTTCCTTCTAATGATTCAAAAATAATACTGTCGGACCTTATTTTCTGCTTGGCCAGTCCCAGCTCATGCAGAGTTGCTTCTTGAGAATTCAAAGATCTCTCAGTGACTCCATTTAATGAACAACAGTCTTCAGCATCTGACTCATCGCTCCTGGGCAATTCTTCCTCCACTACTGCTTTACTTGGTGGACATTTATGAAAAAATCTTTCATATAGGTATGAATATGATGGAAAGGACAGCTCCAAATTCCACTCATACTCTCGAATATAAATTTTCATCAATAAACTTCTCAATGATTCATATTCATGCTCTCTCAAGTGAAAGAAAGACTCCCACAACGCAGCAATAAACACATCACGTATCTGCTCCATTTCCGTAACTGTGGATTTTCCTCTCCAAGTAATCATCCTAGCTATGGAATTAACATCAAGAGCAGCAACTCGCCTACCTGATACCACATGCAGTGGGAAAGTTCTTTTCAAGAAAGTACATGTCTCCGGATCTTCAAAAGGACTATCAATCTCTCCTTTATCAGAAGATGTGTATTCCATCCTCAAAAAATCATGACAAAACTTTGAGAAGGTTTGATTATTAAAGAGGTGAGCAACATCTCCAGATACGGTCTTAAAAACGTCATCTCCAGTATTTCTTCCATAAACTTTCTTAAAAAACAATTCTTCATTGAGGCTTGGTTCAATTATCCAACACAAAACCTGCATCGCATCATTTGCTATTCCATTCTGATCCACTGTATACATACTTCCAGAAGGATCAAGACCAGGGACACAAAAAATATCTTTCTTAACCTCAATGAACGGAAATAAAGCATCACTCAGAACTCCCTGCAATATCTGGAGAGCATTCTTATTATAACCGAAGATCTCTCCAATCTTATAAAACACTGTGGACATTATCCATCTCACCGAGAAAGGCATAGTTAAATCAAAACCTCCAAAATCTCCAGCGAAAACATTTCTTGAGTGATTTATAATACTCTCATACAAGTGGCCACCTCTTGAGTGCATATCAATTCCAACAGCGGTATTGAAAATTTCATTGTGTTCCATCATGAGACCACTTATCGGGCCAAGAACATGCTTAGCAACAATACATGCATCGAGAGGCATTGAATAAAACATCCGTGTTTTCCCTATTCGACATTTTTCTAGCAATCGAGGTTCATCTTTCAAAAGCCCTTGATAAACAATATGGGCTCTCTCTGAATTTCTATAGGCCTTCAACACTCGTAACACCCTCTCCATTGCATATTCTGTCATATATCTTTGGTCACTTGATCCAACTCTCAGGGGTAGATATTTCTCTTTCTTCCCCGGAAACTGAAATCCAGCTCCGGTATTTGTCCTCATCCGAGATATACAGTCATCCTCTAAGCATCCATTTATTACCTCTCGAAAAGGCAATGGACAAATCTTTCTGTCAGGATTCAGTCTGAGAACCTCACCAGCATATCTCCGTAACAAAATATCAACAGCTCTCTCAAGCACATGTATCGGTAATGCTGCTTTAACTCGCGTCATTTTCTCAAAATTTCTTCCAACAGGCGATACAACCTCTCCGTCTAATTTGAAATCTTTCATTTTGGGAATTCCAAACTCTGAAAATGTCTCAACCTTAAATGCATTCTTCATTTCTTCAAGAATTTCACATGAAAAGGAATTTCTTTCTAAGTCTGAAGGAGTGGATGCTAAAACATCCCCAGGCATTTTCCCAAAATACTCAACTGATCTCAAATTTGTGTAATGAACAATTGATTTCGAATTTGGCAATCGCATTGAGGAAAAATCCCCTTCAACAAATATTCTCTCATTCTCAGAGAAAACTGGCATCATAATATCTTGTGAGCTCAACCTATCTATAGCTTTCTCAATTGAGGATTTGTTGATTGGAGAAAAGAACACCTCATCATTATTTTCCATTCCGGCTGTATGAATGCCAGCCCAAACCGCTCCCTTTTGTTGTGCTGTAATAAAATGTCTTCCACAATGACTCTGTCTGTGTCCAACAACCTTAGCAAAATAACAAGGCTTGAGGAAAATATTTGATTTATATGCGGTATTTGAGCAATCAATTTCAGTCTTCTCTTCCCGCAATAGGAAGTTAACCTCTTGTCCACTCGCATAACCTTTTCCCATTTTATCATGGGACTGTGAAATGTGTTTCAAAACATTGCGAAATGAGAAACCCGCAAGTCTTATTAGTGCAACATCATTCCCAAGGTCAAAACAATCTCTTGAAAAAACGATCATAATCTCTCTATATTGCTCTGCCTTCAAATTTACGGGAATGTCTTCTTTCTCAAGATAAGGGTCAACAAAAACAATCACGTTGAACGTGCCTTCCTGAGGTATTGAATGCAGATTAACCAACGCAAATTCTCCTTTAACACCACATACTCTAGTGTGCATAACCCTGTTATCAGGAAATATAAATCTCGCCAATCTAGAACAGGCTTGTGATAGTAAGTCATGCAACTCCTTTGGCTCACCAGAGTAGGCAACTGACGGACGCGAATGCATTACGTTTGAATAAATGTTTGTTCCTTTAGGTACGATCCTCACTGATGGTGAAGATCCATTCTTCTTTTCTTCCGTCTGTAATTCCTCCGTGTCATTTTCAGTTCTTGGAGCCTGAATCTTTTTTGACCTGGACAGCTTGTACGCAATTGCCACAGCACCAAAAGTGGCCAATCCTCCTATAATATATGGCATTGATTTCTTCATTCTTGAGTATATTGAAAAATGAGCAGGATCAACACAAGCATCAGATACGCCTATAAAACTACTCAAAGCCTCACAATAATAATCCCTTTTTTCAATATGCTCATTCTTCGGAGCACTGAACCAACTATTAACCTTCCCTACTGAATAAGAAAAAACACTAATGAAAGAAATAAAGATAACAATGAATCCAAAAACATAGGGCATATAAGAGTTTCTGAAATTAGCTGTCCAATTTATCATATAACAAAACACCATAATGATCAGAGACATCTCAACAAACATTTTCACTGGCGCTGGAGGATTGAAGATAATCCTTGATTTAGGCTCAGAAATCCAGGCCCAAAATTGATGGTAAACAATTCCCAACGACAAACGCGACAACATATATGCTGAATGTGAAACACTATGATATTTTGCTTCAACAACTTTTCCAACGCGATTAGCCAAAACCGGCAATTCTGAAAACCGAAAATTTCTTCTCATTGGAAATTTCTGATAAGCTTTATTGGCTTTCTTAGCACAATCCACATACAATTTTGCATGCTTCCTGGCTTCTTCCATGATTATTTGACGTGTTTTAGTATCATATCCTGGTAGTGAACCAGGTTTAGAAAAGTCTTCGTTAAAGCTAACACGCCACTTCTCGACATCTTCCTCAATCTCTTTCAGCTCTTCATCAGAATATTTTTCATCCATCATGGGATCTCCATAATTGCTATGCAAATGATATAAATTTTCCTCATCGATTTTCTTCTGATGCTGATCAAACCATCCTTCTACCAATGGTTTTTCGACATTTGAAACAATATTTATCTTATGATCATCTTTCAAATATCTCAACAAACTGGCATTTGACTTCTTCAGTTCCTGTATTTTCTCTTCACGCTCATAATATTTAATAGCATAATCACAGAAAAAATTCGAAAATTCATCTACTTCCACATCATTCAACAAAACATTCTGCTTTGATTGCCAATTGTTTACTGCTTCTAATCGATAAAACCTAAAAGTCCATCTATCCAATAATTGATCTGTAACAACACCTTTCATATTTGGTTTCTCCGTCAACTCAATATAGTGAAATCTTCTTCTCATTGCAGCGGGACTATTATACATTGCTGTAATGTTCATGTCAGGCTTATTGCAATCCAGTAACACAAACTTAAATTGTGCTCGAATCTTATTCTTCTTTTCTAATTGAGCAGCATTCAATGTATATGGCATAGAATCAATGATAGACAACATCTCATCCATTGTTGGATCACCTTGCATTTTCGCTCTATTCTCACTAATTGCTCCTGGTTCAGATATTCTGAGAAAAGGATGCTGATTTGGCTCATATCCATCATAAAATTCCGCTCCCAAGTTCTTATCAAAGATCATACTCTCATCAAATTCCTTAAAACCCAAGATCTTTGAAATCATCTCGCACAAAGGATTTAACAACGAACTTTTTCCAATATTTGGAGCCCCATGTACTACTACTGCAAATGGAGTTACCCTTGACTTATTGTCCAGGGCTTTAACAGCCTCCAAACATACAGTGCCCTGAGCAATTCTCTCTCTGACTGCAACAGCCCTTGAGTGTGTGAATGACTTTCCTTTCTGGTATTCCTCTAAAATTCCAATGGACTTGGAAAGATTCGTTAAGTATTCACATCTATTAACTCTTCCTGGGACTTCTAGTAGCCCATAAGTCAGATCAGCATTAGCAATGGATGTTTTGATATTAGCCATTGCACTATCAATTGGATCACCATCTATGATTATAGAGGAAAACGATTTTCCTCCAATCCACAATTTAGAATATGTCCACAGCTTATTTGCACACGTGAACACCTGAATAAGAAGCTCAATCAAAGACATGGTGGCAAGGCCTCCAAAAACATACTTCAAAGTAAGAGCTGTGTCTTTGTTGAAGAATTTCATGGAAATCAATGACAAGAACATCTTCTTAATGGTTGTCCAAAGATCACTTGTAAAAGATGTGCTGGCCATGTCGAGAAATTCCTCCATGGTTGATTCACACCTGGGTTTCTTAGTATAATCATAATAATTTTGAATCCAATAAGACAAAACGGGCAAAATGAATCTTGACGCTGAAAGTACATCTCCTGTAAAACCAAAAGCATGCAATGAAACAGAAATTAAACACATTTTTGACGTTACTGAATCAGAGGTCATCATACCCAAGATAAGATTGCTCAAGGTAACCAGGCAATCTATTAATGGCAGACTCTCTTTCGGGCAGCCTTGAAACATCTTTT